CTTCGACCGTGACGCCATCATTGACATCAAATCCAATGGCGGACAGATCATTGTTTTTGACCTGAAGCCGACAATATCCAGCCACGGGCTGACGATAAATGTCGGTTCGACCCGATGTAATTGTCAAATTTGAAAGTGTCAAATTTGTATATTCGACGCCTTCAATCTTGATCCGCCAATCAGGTGTCCAAACACTCACAGAGCCACCGCGCCCGCAAATCCGCCCGCACCCAATGTTCCGCGGGCATTTGAATCGTTCAAAATACTGACAATCTGTCGAGCCGTCGATTCGGGATCGACTGCGCCATTGACCGTGATGTTTATGTCGCTCGCACGTTCCGCACGCAATAACGCGCGTTCGCGTTCAAGAGCTGTCAAAACAGGGACGTCGGTCGGAATTTGAAAAGTGCCTGCCTGCACCTGTTGCGCAATTTTTGGGCTCAACATATAAAGATTTTCCAAAAGATTTGTTTGTCCTCTGATGGCGGCTGCCTGTTGCCCAACGACGTCGAGCATCAAATTGCCCCAATCAGGTGTTTCACCGCCTTTCGTAACGCCACCGATGCCACCGCCACCGACGCCGCCACCAAAACCGCCACCGCCTAATCCACCGACGCCGCCGCCTGTTACTCCACCACCTGCGCCGCCCAATGTCGCACCACCGAAAGGCAAATTGGCTGTTGGAATTGATCCTGTCATACCGGTCGCGCCCGCACCAATCTTGCCGACAAGGCTGATGTCTTTGCCGCCAAACAAATTGTTTGCTTTATTGTAAATCGTGATCGCTGTATTGATGACATCAATGATTCCGTTGATGATTGATTTGATTGCGTTATACACAGTCTCAACGACAGGCACAACGACCCGAATTGCCGTCGATGCAGCTGTGGCAAACGTTTCAATTGCTTGCACCAATGCACCTTTGAGAATAGGCACAATGTATGTGTTCGCCCATGTGTAAATTTCTTTGAGTGTCGTCACAATGCTTTCAAACTGCGGTTTTTTATCTTGGATTGCATCGCCAATTTTGACAAATGCTGCCCTGACAGCATCGAAAATGGGCGTCACAAAATCACGCGCGAAATTGTAAATATCTGTAAAACGTTTCAAAATGCCTTCGCCCGATCCGCCCAATGAATCAGACAGTTTTTGAAAGGCTGGCAAAACGGTTGTCGTGATAAAGCCAAGCAATTTTTCAACGATAGGCAATAAAGCCTGACCGATTGATTCTTTTGTTTCATCAAATGCGACTTTGATCCGATCGATTCGACCTTGAAATGTGTCAGCATTTCTTGCCGCCGCGCCACCGTAAAGATTGGTCAGCTGTTGAACCGCGCCTGTGTAGCCTAATGTCTTTGCTTCGGTTGTAGAAATACCAACTTGCAATTTTGCCAATGCGCTCGTGTTGCCTTCATAAGCTTTGCCAAGGGCATTCGATACAGCTTCAAGCGGTTTTCCTGTTGCTGCGCTAATATCCAAAGCAAGATTGAGCAGCTTTTGCGCTTTTTCTGTGTCGCCTGTGGCAACAGCCAAACGTTGCAACGCAGGGCGCAATTTGTCATCGGCGACGCCTGTCGCAAGCGATGTTTTGAGAATCTGATCTTCGACAGCCTTGATTTGGGCATTGGTCGCGCCCGTGGCTGTTTGTAAAGCTGACGCCAAACGCAGTTGCGCTTGCTCATCTTCGATGGCAGCTTTGACGCCTTCGATGGCTAATTTGCCTGCATAGGCGGCGGCAGCTGCGGCAGCTACGGCAAAAGCGGCGGCAGCCTTCTTGCCAAAGTCGGCAACCTTATCGCCAAAACCTTCGACTTCATTTTCAGCGGCTTTTGAACCTTTTTTTAGACCGTCAAGATCAGCGTCAAATTGAATCTTGACCTTTGGAATGCCAGCCACTATGCACCGCCTTCAAGTTTGAGACGTCTAACAATAGCCTTCAGCATGTCCGTATATTCATTCGCCACGTCTTGTATATTTTCATCGACGGTCGGATTGATCCAATAACCTTGTTTATTGTAAGACTTGACGAATCGTTTGCCTTGATTTCGACCTGCACGATCGACGCCACCGCGTGATCCGTGCTCTGATCCCCACAAAAGCGCACCCGCAGGCGCAGCCTGTCGATTGGTCAATTTGCCTTTTGAATTACGCTGCCCGCCGTATGGTCGCCCAACCTTTTTTGATCCGCCGATATCGACGCGAATCAACCGATCGCGCGGTGTGCTAATAGATCGAGCGACCAAAATTGCCTGTGGCGGAGCAGCTGAAAAGGCAGCTGCAACGGTCAAAGCTTGCGCGATTTTCTTTGACATTGGCTGCGCTTTGTCTCTGACTTCTTGCGATGCTTCTTGTGGCAATAGACGAAGCGTGGCAAACAAATCCTTCAAAGCTTGCGGCTCAACCGTTATCGCAATTTTACCTTGATTTCGGATTACGTCCGCCACTATTTCGTTTCTCCAATATCTCAATCGCCGTCAAAATATCTTCCGCGGATTCCCAAGCGGACATTGGAATGCCCGTTGCGATCGCCAGCTCAACGATAAGCCGACTTATTGATCCGCTTGCGTGGCTTTTGGGTTATCTTCTCCGACGACGATCTCCGCGATTGTGTCGCACCATGCTTCAAAAGGCTTGACGGGTTTGCCCGCAGCTTCTCTTTTCATAGCGTGATAAGCCAAGAACATCAGATCAGAGACGCCGATTTTCTCTTGCGCCTGACCAATCCGAAATCCTGTGCTCTTTTCCCATTTTGCCCACTCAGGCGGCGCGGCGATATAAGTCGCCACGTCGCCCGATTGATACTCGATGTGGATCGGTAGTTTCATTTTCGCTCCCGTTTCTCTGATTCCTAGCTGAACGATTCAGCAGGTGTGCCAATGACGGTGAAGCTCATCGTCACGGTTTGTGCGTCAGGTGCTGTGCCGCCTACCGATGGAAAGACGGGCAAAACCTGAAATGTGAATGTAGCACCCGAAGCCGCTGTCAAAACGGTTGAAATGCCTGTGTTTGGCGCAGATTCGCAAACGCCCCAAAGGATTTCGCAAAGCGATCCCGCTGCGCCCCAATCTGCAAGCATTTCGACATCAAATGTCCATTGATCGTCGATTGCCTTATATGCGCGTCCATCGAGCGTTTGATATGTCTCGATAATGTGCTCATTTGAAAGCACGGCTGAAAGTGTTTGGGCGTCAAAGTTGTTTCCACCGATCGTGAAAGACACATCGCGCCCCGTGATGATGTTTGCCATGTTTGCTCCTAGTTTGTCTGCGTGTAGTAGGTGGAAACGGGTATGTCTGCCGAAAGCAGGTTTGACGATCCGACCGATACGATCGACGGCACGGTGACGTCGCCGACGATGTAACCTGACGGAATAACCGCCAGAATGCTAACAATTAGTTTTTCTAAATTGTCCAATGATGCGCTGTTTGACATATATGCCACAGCTGCTGTGATCCTGAGATTGACTTGCAATTTGATGGTCGATTGTCCAATGAGATTTGGTTGCAAATATGGATCAGACGGCACAAGCGCACAAAATGGCGGGATCACAGCTTCGGGCACGCTGTCATAGACGTTGGCAGCGACGCTGGAAAGTGCTGACTGTAACGTGTCGCGAATGCTTGTTTGGATTGACGATGGCATTTATTGGCACATCGTTTCGACGTCCATATACGGTGCAAGCAAAGCCGACACCCTAGCGAGAAGCTGCCGCGACATTCTCCACGGCGAAACCTGAAAATCAACGCCGTCGATGCTATTGCCCGCGGCTGTTTTGGCTTGGAATATCTCTGAGCTTGTCATAATCACAGCATTTTCAACGGCGTCGTTGTTTGCATAAATATCAGCTGCGGATTTGCCGACGAGCGTCGCTGATCCATTTGGAATGACCGCGCGCAGCGTGACATCGGCTGTGACTTTTGCAGCTGTAAAAACATAGGGTGAAGCTTTGTAATCCGCCGTCACCGTGTAAGTCGCATCAATGGAAGCTGAGACATTATTGATTTGAACACTTTGTCCGACGACGAAAGAGTGCGGTCTGACCGTGTAAATGTAAAGCACGTTATTTTCAATCTCATATTGCGCAACAGCTGATGAATTTGCGACAAGCATCGGCAGCACGACTGATTCGGCTGTGTTGATGATGTCGTCGAGATAGCTGTCAGGATAAAGCGAAACGCTCACGCCAAGCACGTTGCGCAATTCTTGCGCGCTGACGATGTTTGGCATGAGCGTTCCTTTCGATTCGACTCGATCAGCTACGGGAGCGCAGCTGATCGATGATTAGTTTGTCGGCTTAGGTGAAATTGAAACGGTTGCAGCCCGCGCCTGTTTTGACGGCAAGTGCTCCGAATCCGTAGTAAAGAACGCTTACCTGTCCATTTGCAATCACGTTTGATCTCAAAGTAGCGCGTGGGCTTTCATACCATGTGAATGCATCAGGATTGATGACAAACATCGAGTTGTCGCCTGATCCTGTCTTGTAAGCGTCGACATAAAGATTTAGACCTGCGACGTTTCCAACAAGTGATGTCGGTGTGACGTTGCCGCCTGCATTCATTGGTGCGACTGCGTTGTAAATTGGGCGACCATTATCTGAATAACCCATGATATTTGCCCATTGATCGGGTGCAACAACGAGTGATCGAGCAAAACCTTTTGTCGCCGAATAAACAGCAGCTGCGCCACTTGCAACATACGCAAGCAAACCATCTTTGTCATTTGCGCGAGCTGTTGCATTCAATGTGCCATTATCGCGAAGCACATCATTTGCATATTCGGTTGTCGCCTTTGAGTAAGCTTGCTCCATAGTTGAAAGCAATTCGTTGAGAAAGACGGGCGAGCTGCGGTCTAGGAGCTCCACAGAAAATGTCTGAGAGCCGCTGAACTTTTTGACACTCACAGAAATAAACTCGCTGTTGATGTTTGTATCTGCAACAGCTCCACCTTCGGCTTCTTCGGTTACAGCTGGAAGCTGTGTGATCTTCGGAATTTCAAAAGTGAGCCCTGCGTCAGGCAAAGTGCCACGGCTTAGGGCATCGATACAACCGCGAACGTTTGTTCCAAGCGGATTCCAGACTTCGGTCAGCTGGCGTGTCGGGAACATCGCGGGATTGTTTGTGGCGTCGTCTGCGGCTTTGACGTAAAGCTTCGCATCTTCGTCGCCCATCGCTGCACGGATTGAATTTTCAAGATACTTGACCTTTGTCAATTCAATTCGTGGAGCTGTGTAAAACTTTGGCTGTGTTGCAGCCGCGTTGAGAGATTGAGCAGCTTCCACCGTTTCGGCGGGTGCTGCCTGCTCTGTGACGGTGTTTTCCACTTCGTCTCCTTTTTCTTCGGTTTTTCCTGAATCGATCGATTCGGAATCTTCTTCATCGTCTTTCTTTTCTTCATCGTAAGACGCAGCGACATCGCTGACTCTTGCGCTATCGATGGCGGGCTCTGCGACCAAGCTGACTTCATCAAGTTTGCCAGCTGATACAACAAGAACGCCGTCTTTGTTATCCCACGCATCGACTGAAATGCCGACGCTGAAACCATCACGCAGCTGTGTTTGCGCTTCTTCTAGCGCATCTGATCCCGCTGTTGTGTTTGCAATTTTGAATTTTGCATCGATGCCTTGTGGCGTTTCTGTCATTTCAATGACGCGCCCGATTGGTCGTGTCCGGTCATGTTCTAAAAGTAACTTGACATTCTTCGGCGCAATTGATCCAGCTTTGAACATCGTGCGCCCTGCGCTTGTGTTGCCTTCTTCATTCCAAGTCACGATGCGACCTGAAATGATGCGACGCTCTGAATCTGCCGCTGTAAGTGAAATCGGAATGGATAGCTTCATCGGATCAAATCTTCTTCCTCTCGAATTTCATCGATTGACATTGCGCCAATGCGATTGAGTATTTCATAGACTTCCGCGCGTTCTTTTGCTGATCCGCGTAGGTAATCGTCTAAGTCATAACGCACGGTCTGACCCGCTGGCGTGTAATCGGGCATTGATAACCGCGTTTCAATTGCGCGTGCAAAATTGCGCAATGAAAAGTCAAAAAGCGATTGGCGTGCCAATGTCGCGTTTGAATATGTCATTGATGATCCGCTGTTTGCATCTGCGTAATACGCAGGCAAACCAATTGCACGGCAAAGCTCCGTTGCCACTTGCTCGCGTGCTTCATTGAGCTGCAAAGATTTTGGATCATAGCCCACCGATTGCAATTCGATGTCGGCGTTCAAGAATGCTGTGCTTCGCGTTGCACGCGATGTTTTCCAGCTATCCAAAAGCGCGCGAATGCGATCTGCGGGAAGAGCTGTGCCAGAAGATTTCAAAACCATCGTCGGATAAGGCTCTTGCGCGTATATGGTGGCAGCCTTTTCGAGCGCGAATGCGGCTTTGATTGTTCTTCCAGCACGATTTAACAAACCTTCATCGATTCCGTTAAACACAGCAAGCGATCCCACGCCCTGTGTCGGCACAGCCATTCCATCAACGCGATATCCTGTGATCTCTGTGCCCATTGCATTTGTGATGATCTGCACGCGATCAGGCGAAATTCTTTGAGTGTCGCGAATGCGACCCGTGTCTGCATACAGCTCCATAATTTGCAAATATGCGACGCCGTAGAAAAGCAAATCCTCAACGATAAAACTATAAGCGGAATATCCTGTGACGCGTCGATCAGGTTGATTGATAATTTTTGGCGGATAGATTTCCTGCCCTGTTGAATCATCAATGACATGAAGCGGGATCGATGCGATTGATGCACAGATAATGTTTCGAGCGCGTGCAATTGTCGGAACTGCCATCGCTTCATCGCGCGTTGCGGTTGCAGGTGTGAGCAAATAACTTGACAAGCTATTCATCGTGTTAAGCGGTGCAAGCGCAGCTGCAACATCGACAGCGGTTTCAGGTTTGACCGCGCCAAGTGTCGGCGCGCCGACTAACCAATCACGAATTGCCATGCGCGAATTCTCCCGCGCTGCTAAACACTAACCGACGAGAATGTCAATCTCTGTCGATGGGCGTGTCGCAAAATGACTGACAAGAGCTGCGGCGACGCAAGCTGTCACCGTGCTTTGTGATGCACGCCTGCCGATCACCCACCCTGTGTCGCCCATTCTAAGTCGAGCAGCTGACAAAACCTGCGATGTCAATTCAGGCTGATTGGCGTGCCGAAGCCTGCGCGATGTGATCGCGCCCAATAACTCGTCGCACGCTTGTGCGTAGATCGCGCCATCGATGTCCGTGATCGATATGCCCGCAGGCTGCAAACGCATCGCCGATGCCGCAGCTGTGCGCCGACTAAACGCCACGGTTTCGGTCGCATATTTTCGGGCGTAGGTCGCCACATCATTTGCCACAGCTCGATCATCAAGTGCGATCGGGTTTGTCCAAGTGTGAAGCAAGCGCACCTGAAAGCGATCCTCAGACATTTTCTGAGCTCCGACAAGAGCTGCCGACCTGCGATCAGGCGAGAAATCAAGCCCAAGCCAAGTCGGCGCAAGCGGATCAAGTTGCAGATCATCTTCGCCGCATTCATTCCACGCATCTTGCGGGATTGCGCTGGAAATCGTCGCCACCCATCTGCACAAGACTTCGGTGCGCACAACATCGGGCGGATCATTCAAAACGGCACGGATATTATCTTCATGCACCGTGTATCCAAGCGCGGGATTTGCAGCCTTCCAATTCTCAGGATCATTGATGTCGTCGGTTGCGGCAGACCATTCAAAGTAACCGATGTCATCAGCTGCACCGCTGGCAGCTGCTAAACCGCGCTCGCGCAGCTGATTCAAGACGACTGAATGCTGATCGCCTGCATTTGACAGCCCAATCACCATCGGATTTTTTGACGCCATAGCCGTATAACGCAAGCTCGCAAAGCTGTCCAAGTCTTTCATCTCGCGCAGCTCATCAAGGAAAATCGTTTCGGGTCTTGAAATTCCGCGCGCAGCTGCACCGCCCGCTTTTACCATGTATCGATTGCCATTGAGCAGCTCGATTTCCTCTGATCCATGCGCCCACCTAATGCGTTTGACCTGCGAGCTCAACACGGCATTGGCTTCGATGATGGAAACCATGTGGCGGAAAGTCTCAAGCGATGTCGTCAAGCGGTGAGCCGTGCCGATTTGTAGCGGCTCGTTCCACACAAACAAACCCGTCAAAGCCCGCATGATTTGAAATGTCGTCTTTCCCGATTGACGCGCAACCACGACGCAAATCTGAGAATTTAGCCACCGACCATCGGGCTTGACGCGATGGCTCTCCATAGCGAGCCATTCTTGCCACGGCATCAGCTTCATTCCGATGCTGCGAGCAAATTCGATCATCTCTGTGCCTTTTGATGGCAATTCTGATGGCTTTGACGCGATTCTAGGCGTCGTTGAGCCTATAAGCGAGCCTGTGGCTGGATAAATTCCCGATTCAACCCGATTCGAGCCTGTAACAGCCTTCAAATGGCTTTTTTTAGCCTTTTTAGCCTTAGTCA